CGCTGCTGGGCCATTTCCAAGGCGTGCTTGACCGAGATGGTCTGGTCGATGTTGATGTCCAACGCCGTCTTGGCCGTCCATCCATGCGCGTGCTTTAAGATCTCCAACGCCGCCTTGGCGTCGCCCTGCCGCGCTGCGTCATGCAACAGGTTAGAGATTTCCATCTCGCCGTCAGCGCGGCCTTTTTGTTCCGCCATCTCTGTCAGCGGATCAAACTCGCAAAGTTGCCGATACTCAGATGGACGCATTCCTGCCGCCAACGCCAGCGTGTCACCCTTCAAGCCGCTACGCGCTGCCCGATAGATTGCGTCAAGCCGCGCTTCAGTTGCCTGAAGCTTGCGCGTGTCGTGTGGAAGCGTGTGCCATGTCATGTAAGACATTTTATATTTAAAAAAAATTGTTTGCAATCCCTTCGTGACCGGTGCCGGGCGGCGGCAGGCCCTACCCCCCCCCTAGCAACATAACCGTAGCAATTGCTACATGGCCTAGGCAATAGCTACACAACCTAGGCAATACAGCAGGGGGCGGGGGGTTTAGGCGTTTTAGGCTAGTAGCCACCTAGTCGCATGGTGCGTCGCGCCAGCCTGGCGAGCACATGGCGTTAGGCGTTTTGGGCTAGTGATTGCCAATAGCCCAAAACGCCTAACGCATCCATGCCATGCGCCGGGGTGCGCGAGGCGTCATAGGCTACTTAGTCACTTTGGGCTATTTAGGCGCGCCGAAAAAATCGCTGCTGAAACGGGAAACGTCGCGTCCCCATTCTATCCTACAGATTATATATGTATAATTACAATTTTTTTCATATAAATACAGATAGTAGCCTAAAAAGCCAAACACCCCGCAATTCTCGGCAATCCCCGCGCCTAAAGACGCGCCTATAAAGAAGCCAAAAACCCGCCTAAAAACTTTTTTCGCTATTCTGCAAGAAAAAGCTTTACAAGCTATTGGACGTGTGCGATAACAAATCATCGAAACGGAGCAAGCACATGGTCATCCTGGAAAAAATCGCTTTCATCGGAAACGTCACCTGCATCGGCGCGCTTGTCGCCTTTGGCGCCGCAAGCTTTGCCGTCCTTATCGCCAGCGCCTTCGGGTTTTGATCGACGCTCTAAGCGCCCCCCACGGGGGGCGTCATAGAGCGCCAATCAGAGCGCCAAACGCGAAGGACAGACACAATGCAAAACCGTATCTTCTCAGTTGATAATCCCAAAGCGGCAAAGGCTCAGTCGTTTGGATGGTTAAACGGAATTCACTATATGGCGCCCGCGCGCCTTGCTGGCGTGGGCAATCTTTGCGGCAACGCGTCCCCGGGATGCATCAATCTTTGTCTAGGTGAACATTCGGGCGCCGCAATCTATTATCCCTCAGTGATCCAGTCTCGCATTGCCAAGGCGCGCCGCTTCATGAAACAGCGCAAGGCGTACATGCGCGATATGTGGCGCGCAATTCGCGCTGCAATGCGCCAAGCCGTTAAAGGCGCGCTTAAGCTTTGCATTCGTCCGAATGGTTCAACTGATATTGCATGGGAATCAATTCGTGATGAAAGCGGCGCGACCATGATGGAGACATTCCCCGATATTCAATTCACGGATTACACCAAGTCATTCAAGCGCGCGCTTGCCCACGCACAAGGCAAGTTCCCCGCGAACTATCATCTTACTTTCTCGCATAGCGAAGTGAATGAAGCGCAATGCGTCCAAATCCTGCAGGCGGGCGGCAACGTCGCCGTGGTGTTTGCCAAGACCTTTCCTGAGACTTGGAATGGTTATCCTACCATCAATGGCGACGAACATGATTTGCGCCACTTGGACCCGCGCGGCGTGGTTGTCGCCCTGAGCCCCAAAGGCAACAAGGCCAAGCGCGACACAAGCGGATTTGTGGTCCGCTGATTCGCAACATGGGGCTTGCCAATGCAAGCCCCATATTGTAAAACAATCTTGTGCAATAGAAGGAACCCACGCCATGAATAATCCCGGCTTTTACGTTTACCAAGGTTCATCCGGTGACTGGTATATTGATTGCCTCACAAGCGCGCGCGAACGAATCGGGCGCGATCTGATTCGCAAAACGGAAGGCGTATGGTCCACCAAACAAGCTGCATGGGATGCGCTGGACCTCGCTCTTGGCGTCATCACGCCTGGCGAATGGGCTTACCATGAAGATTTGCGCCGCCGCCCTTACTATGACGGCGGCACGCCCCGCCGCTCATGGGCGCAACTAGACGACCACGTTAAAGCGTCATGGGAACGCGACCCCACGCCCCGCGAATGGAAGCAAACCGTCACATGCGCGTGACGCCCGTTCACCCTATCGCTCCCACGGCGCGCTACACGGCGCGTCGTCCATCGCCTCTTCTGCAACGGAACCTTAACAATGATCGCGATCGTCGAAACAATCCTAACCCTGACAACAATGCTAATCGCCGGCGCGCTAGTCGCCATGCTGGCGCTATAGATTTGGAGGTCTGACAATGGCAAAGCGCAAAACCAAAACGATCGGCCCGATCGACACCACCCCGCTCTACCCCAAGCTCGCCGGGTTGGACCGTTACAGGCGCAACCCCGACGCCGATCGCCACGCCTACGGTCAGGCGGTCATGGCCGCGATCCGCGCCCTGCAGGCGCGCGAACTGGCGCGTGAGCTACCGTCGCACCCATGCCCCTGCGCCAGCGGGACGTGGGCGAGCGATGGGCAGGAAATCCTGCGCGCCGTGCGCGCTCAGAATCGGAGGGCGTAATGGTTACGACCGAAGTCCACCCCGACGCGACGCGCACCGTGTCCTACTACGGGCGCTTGCTGGGCCACTATGGACCCGTACGCTACAAGCGCACCGGCGCCCGCGCATGGCGCTGCGTGTCCGTCTTAGGCGCGCTGGGCTACGCCCGCAACGAGCGCGACGCGCGCGCTTGGCTCATGGAGATGGTTCCATGAGCGTTGACTACTTCCTGGCCCTGTCGGACCACTACAAGCAAGTGAAGGCTAGGCTGAACGGCGGACCACCGCGCCGTCCAACGCTTGTGATCCTGCCACCGCCACCACTACCTGAGCCGGAACCCGCGCCGCCAGCGCCTGCATTGCCGCTAGCGCCTGTGTTTGAGTTTACGCCCAGCGCCGCCAAGCAACTCGCCCGCGAAGCGCTGCGGCCTCACGGCCTGACTTGGAATGAAGCGATGGGGCCGCGCCGCACCCTGCCCTACACTAGAGCCCGCAAGGACGTGTACATCGCCCTGCGCAAACATGGATGGTCGCTGTTGAAAATAGCGGCGTTTTGCGGGCGCGACCACACCACCATCATGAGCGCCCTACACCCACGAAAGGACCGTAAAAAATGAGCATTACAAACCAAATCCTGAGCGAGCGCGAACAGACCCACGGGTTATTCCGGGAAGTCGCGGGTTACTCGCAGGCAATCAAGCAACTCATGCGGACGTCGCGCAACTGGGACCGGCTGGATGTGTCGCAAGCGCAGGCGCTGGAAGTCGTCGCCGACAAGGTGGCGCGCATCCTATGCGGCGATCCGTCCTTTCTGGACCACTGGCAGGACGGCGCGGGCTACTTCGAACTGGTCGTGCGCGACCTAGCGCAGGCGCAGGCGCCCGTCGCCATGCCCCGCGCTACCATGCCAGACCGGCCCGATGACGAGCCGCTGGACGCGCCCGCGTTCCTGACGGAGGGGCGCGGATGATCCTGCAACTGAACCCGACCATGCCGCTGACGACCCCGCTAGGGCGCGCGCTGTGTCACTTCCTGATCGACAACGGCGACGAACACCATCTGCTATGGGTGTGCATCCAGGACGACACTGGCGAAATTTGGGTCTGGCCTAACACGAAGATACGCGGGCGCAACAATCCGACAATGGGGAGAAAGATAAATGAGCAATGATCTTGTGAAACGGTTGCGCGAAAAAGCGTTCCGAACTGAAACGTATGAACTGATAAACGCAGGCGCCGACCGCATTGCGAAGCTGGAGGCGGCGTTGCGGGAGATAGCGGAGATGGGCTACTGGGACGACGACAGCACGCGCATCGCTCGCAAAGCACTGGAGGGGAAAGATGACGCTGATTGAAATGCTACGCGCTAACGGAAGCTGGGAATCCGATGCTGCGGCAAGAAAGTTACAGTCACAATCTGACCGCATTGAGAAGCTGGAGGAGGCGTTGCGGGAGATAGCGGCGCTGGGTTTCTGGGACGGCGACAGCGCGATGAATATCGCCCGCAAAGCACTAGACACTAAATAATTCTTTACACCATTGCGCCAACGTGCGATGGTCCACCGTCAAC